CTGGATTCCTTTGGCGGTTTAGGTTCGACGCTGATCGCTTGCGAAAAGCTGGGTCGTCAATGCCGCATGCTGGAGCTTGATCCAAAATATGTCGACGTGATCGTCAAGCGTTGGGAAGAATTTACAGGCAAGGAAGCTGTCCACGCCGAAACGGGCGTTGCATTCAGCAAAGCCTAAGCGACAGGAGAACGGTTATGCCGCTACCGCTGGGAACATTGTTTGCTCAGGGACAGACCCGAATTATTCATGGGTTGCCGCCGTCAACGGTCTTCCAGCTGGAAGCGTCTTTGGCGGCGTCATATCCAGGGTCGGGTCAGACGTGGGCCAATACACGCGAACGGCCAGCTGACGGCTCTGCAAAGACAGCCTATGATTTTTGGATAGGACAGAACAATACCGCCAACACCGATGATCCAACTTTTTCTACAAACAAATTTACTCTTGATGGCGGCGACTTTGCCGAGATAAAAGCCAATACGGCTTTCTTCAATAACATGATGCGGTCGGATCTGACGAACGCATGGTGGTGTGTGACCGCGCTTAGATATGCCTCTGTCAGTATGGCACAGACTTTTTACGGCACGACCAACGGATCGAATGTCGCTGGCTGGCGGGTGGATTGCAATAACAGCACTAACCCGACGCTGCGGCTGACCAGATCTGATGGGACGCAGAATCTTACGACCAATCTGCAAACAATTGGGGCTTTCGTCGGTGTGCCTATGCTGCACGTCCTGACATGGGATAACGGAACGAGAAATTTTAAATCGGCGATCAATTCGCGGATCTTTACCACGAACGGGACGGCGGCAGCTTTGCCATCGATCACGCCGAACAACGGAAAATTCAATTTTGGTGGGGCCAATCACGGCACACAGAAGCTGGGTAACGGATGCGAGTTGTACGGAATGGCGATGGGTATCGGAAACCTGACAAACCTAGACCTGACGGCGATGGTGAATTACTACAACGCCTTGCATGGCAGGACTTACGCCTGATTGGTAATCAACTGAATAAGGAGGCATTCCTGCGAATGCCTCCTTATTTGGTCGACTGTGATTATTCTTTGCTGGTGCTGTCTTTTTCTTCCAGTTTATAGGCTGTCTTGCCGCTGTCGGACCGCGTGAATTTGTCAATCGCGTAGATTTCATTTTTGCTGCGTATGGTTGATAAAAAACCGCGCACCGAGTGGTTCTGCCAGCCTGTCAGCTTTGCCAGTTCTTCGACGGTGGCGCCATCCTTCTGCTTAAGGGCGGCATAAATCGCCATCGTCTTGCTGCTAAGTTTCTCGGCCTTTTTGGGGGCTGGGGCTTTAGCGGCTTTTTTGGCTGCCTTCGGAGCTTTAGGCTTCGTGGACGGCTTGGTGGCTTTGGTTTTTGCTTTGACTTTAGTCATGGTCTTTCTCCTTGATTAAAAATTAGGCTTTGTTTTCCGGTGCGTGTTCGCCTTCTTTAAAGACGACATCGCAAAGATATTTCAGTTTTTCTTCGATATGGCCGACGCTGCCGACATGGCCCCAATTGATGCTGTCGGGGGCGTCGCCAAAGTGATCGCCAGCGGCTTCGGTCAGGCGTTCAAGCATCGCTTGAATATTGCCAACCTTGCCGATGTAAGCGTCGATTGCGGTCTCTTTTTGCTTTTTCTGGATCATCGTTTTCTCCTGTTGTTTGCGTTGATCGTAGGTTCATGAACCCGTACTTCGCGGCTTCAATCCAGGTTTTTGTCTGATCATTTCATTGCTTTTTTGTTGAAACACGCGAGTTTCGGGACATTCCATGCATCAAAATGCCGACGATCTTTATGGCAAGGCTTTTGCCAAGGGGTTGCGGCCTGATGCGCGTCTTACGGTCTCTGAATGGGCGGATAATCACCGCCGCTTGTCGGGCAAGGCTGCGTCAGAGCCAGGACCGTGGCGTACAAGCCGGACGCCGTATCTTAAAGAGATCATGGATTGCCTGTCGCCGTCATCAGAGACGGAACGGGTCGTGTTCATGAAGGGATCGCAGATCGGCGGCACGGAGTGCGGCAATAATTGGATCGGTTTTGTCATTCATCATGCGCCTGGACCGATGCTCGGCGTTTTGCCGACCGTCGAAATGGCGAAACGGAATTCAAAACAGCGGATCGACCCGCTGATCGAGGAAAGTCCGGTTTTGCGGGAAAAGGTTTTCCCGGCACGGTCGCGTGACAGCGGCAATACGATCCTCGCAAAAGAGTTTCAGGGCGGCATCCTGGTAATGACGGGCGCGAACAGCGCGGTCGGCCTGCGCTCGATGCCTGTCAGATATTTATTTCTTGACGAAATCGACGCTTACCCTGGCGACGTCGACGGCGAAGGTGATCCGGTCGCGCTGGCGGAAGCGCGGACGCGGACATTTTCACGACGGAAAATTCTTCTGGTGTCGACACCGACCATACGCGGCACGTCACGGATCGAACGGGAATACCAGGCCAGCGACCAGCGTCGTTTCATGGTGCCTTGTCCGTCCTGCGGTGTGCATCAGTGGCTGAAATTCGAGCAATTGAAATGGCCGGATAAGCAGCCGGAAGGCGTTTATTACGAGTGCGAACATTGCGAAGCCCATATCGAAGAGCGTCACAAGACGTGGATGCTGGAGAACGGCTTCTGGGAAGCGCAGGCCGAGGGTGATGGCAGAACGGCAGGATTCCATATTTCAAGCCTTTATTCGCCTGCAGGCTGGCGGACATGGGAGCAAATCGCTCGTGCTTGGCTCGACGCGCAAGGGTCGGATGCGGCGATCAAGTCTTTTAAGAACACTGAACTCGGAGAAACGTACGTGGAAACAGGCGAAGCCCCAGATTGGCAACGCCTGTATGAACGCCGTGAGAGTTACCGGATCGGATCGATCCCGCAAGGCGGATTGCTGGTTACGGCTGGTGCTGACGTTCAGAAAGACCGCATTGAAGTGTCGGTCTGGGCATGGGGCCGCGAGAAGGAAAGCTGGCTGGTCGAACATCGCGTCCTTGAGGGCGACACCGCCAGACCGGATGTTTGGAAGAAATTGAATTCCATGCTGTCCGAAAGCTGGCCGCATGAAAGTGGTTACGACCTGCCTGTACGGCGCGTAGCCATCGACAGCGGTTTTGCCACGCAAGAGGTTTATGCGTGGGCGCGGCGGCAATCGCAAGCTCTGGTCATGGCAATCAAAGGCGTTCAGCGCGGTGCAGCCCTGGTCGGCATGCCAACGGCTGTTGATGTCACCGCTGACGGGAAGAAGATAAAACGCGGTTTGCGCGTCCGGCCCGTGGTCGGCGGCATCGCTAAACTGGAGCTGTTTAATAACCTCCGCAAAAACCCGCCGACGCGGGAAAGCGGCGATCCTTATCCGGCTGGCTATGTCCACCTGCCGGAAGTCGATGAAGAATATCTGAAACAGCTTTGTTCAGAACAATTAATTACGGGCAGAAACCGTCGCGGATATGCCGTCAGGGATTGGCAGAAGATCCGCGACAGAAACGAAGCTCTGGATTGCTACGTCTATGCGCGTGCCGCCGCTGCCGTCGAAGGACTGGATCGTTACGGCGAACGCCATTGGCAAAGCATCGAACAACAACTCGGAATTGATCAACCTCCCCCACTGGCAGCAGCAACTGAGGCGGCGGGATCCGGACAGGGTCTCGCCGCACCTTTTTCGCGGCCAGCTGGACCCCCACGCGGACGGAGAGTCCGCAGTAAAGGCATCAAACTATGAGCGATGATCTGCAAACGAAACTCGACCGTGTCAGGGCGGCCATCGAAGCCGTCGAAACCGGCGGGCAGAGCGTGGCATACGAAGGCCGTAGCGTCAGCAAAGGCGATTTAAAAACTTTGTATGAGCGCGAAGCCTATCTTGAACAGCGCGTCGCCCGTCAAAACCGTGGCGGCGGCATCCGTACACGCGGAGGCGCACCGCTATGAGTCGCAAGCGCATCGATTTACCGGAGCCGACGATATTGGATAAGGCCATTGGCTGGGTCAGCCCTGAAACAGGCGTTCGTCGTCTGAAAGCCCGTGCCGTTATGGCTCTTTATGGCGGCTATAACGCGGCCAGAAAAGATCGCCGCCAGACAAAATACTGGCAAACGTCAGAAGGAAGCGCCAATGCCGTCACCTTGCCGGATCTTCCGACCTTGCGTGACCGTTCCCGCGACCTGATACGCAATGCACCGATTGCCGCCGGGGCCGTGAATACGGTTGTAACAAACGTGGTCGGCACAGGATTGATGGTCCAAAGCCGGATCGACCGCGATGTTTTGACAGGCATGCTGGGGCAGACCGAGGAAGATCTGGATGCCTTCGAGCGTGCGGCTGAACGGGAATTCCGTCTGTGGGCAGAAAGTCAGAACTGCGACTCGTCCAGAACCCAGAATTTTGCGGGGCTGCAAGACCTCGCGCTGCGATCCACGCTTGAATCGGGCGACGTCTTTGTACTGAAAACCTTTATTGAGCGTCCAGGCTCACCGCTGGCCACAACCTTACAGGTCATTGAAGCTGACCGCATCTGCAATCCCGATGGAAAAACCGACACGCCGTATCTTTCGGGCGGCGTGGAGATCGATACATACGGCGCACCCATTGCCTACCATGTTTTAAAGGCTCATCCCGGCGATGTGATCGACAAGCGCAGCCGCGAAAGTCTACGCGTCACGGCTTATGGGCGAGATAATACGCGGCAGATGCTTCACCTGTTCACGCGGTTGCGTCCTGGCCTGGTGCGCGGCGTTCCCTACATGGCTCCGGTTATTGAAAGCCTTAAACAGCTGGATAAATACACAGAAGCCGAGATCATGGCGGCGGTTATTTCCGCAATGTTCACTGTTTTTGTAAAAAGCGAAGATCCTGACGGCCTGTCGTCCATGAATGAAGCCCCGGCAGGCGTAACCAAAGGCCGTGACGATGATGAATTCCGGTTAGGCTCTGGCGCTATCTTAGATTTAATGCCCTATGAAAGCATCGAGATCGCAGATCCGAAGCGTCCCAATCAGGCGTTCGATCCCTTCATGCAGGCAATCCTCCGGCAAGTCGGCGTCGCGCTGGAAATTCCTTTTGAAATTCTGATCA